TTGCCAACGTGACTGCATCGGGCGGCGCGGCGACTGTTACGGTTGCTCCGATCTACTCGGCCGACCACGCGCTGGCTACCGTGAACGTTCTGCCTGCTACCAGCAAGGCAGCGACGTTCATCGGTTCTGCGTCTACGCAGTACCCGCAGAACCTGGTGTACCACAAGGACGCGATCACGTTCGCCACTGCTGACCTCTTGCTGCCGCAAGGTGTTGACATGGCCGCGCGCGCCAACCACAACGGCATCAGCCTGCGTATCGTGCGTCAGTACGACATCAACAACGACCGGATGCCCTGCCGGATTGACGTGCTGTACGGTTACAGCACCATCCGTCCGCAGATGGCTTGCCGTCTCTGGGGCTAAACCGAAACGGGGGCTGCTAAACGTATAGCGGCCCCCTTTTGAAATTCATCTGAAAGGAATAGATCATGGCTCTCCCTAATGGCGCTGGCGGCTATCAAGTTGGTCCAGGCAACCGCAACGAAACTACGATGGGGTACGCGGCTACTCCGCAGACCGCAACCGCAACCGCAACCCTGACGGCTGCTCAACTGGTCGGCGGCATGTTGGTGGCCAACCCATCCACGAGCGCGGCGACCTACACGCTGCCTGCTGCATCGACGCTGGAAGCCGCGCTGCCCAACGCTACCGTTGGCAGCACGTTCGACCTGTCCGTTGTCAACATCGGCACGTCGTCCGGCACTGTGACGTTCTCTATGGGTTCTGGCACCGGCTTCACTGACGGCGGCAACGCCGTCGCGGTTGTGGCCGTCACGACCAGCGCGATTTTCCGCTTCCGGAAGACCGCGGAAAACGCGTACACGGTCTACAAGGCTGCGTGATCAATCAGGGGGCTTCGGCCCCCGTTTTTGAAAGGAACGATGATGCCTAATACCAAGGCTGTCGGCGTCGCGTACAGCGACCCCGAGTTCGAAAGCGTTACCGTTACGGGTGCGGTTGCTGTTACGGGCGCTGTTACCGGCGCTTCGGTTAGTGGGGGTACCGTCTATGCGTCCAGCGAGTTGGGGTACACCGCAGACGCGCAGGGCACGGTAACGCAGGCCACGGACAAGACCACAGCGGTAACGCTGAACAAGGCTGCTGGCCGCATCACTATGGCTGCCACGGCTTTGGCGGGCAATACCGCAGTGACTTTCACGATGAACAACAGCTTCATTTCCGCCAACGACTCAATCGTCGTAAACGTGTCGGGCGGCGCTACGGCTGCGGCGTATACGACCTACATTTCCAGCATGACTGCTGGTTCTGCGGTTATTGCGCTGCGTAACCTGACTGCGGGGTCGCTGTCTGAAGCGGTCGTCATCAACTTCGCGTTGATCCACTGCGTGTAACGGAAAGGGGCTTCGGCCCCTTGTCTCAATGGCTGTCATCTATCTTCGCCACCCCATCCACGGGGCCAAGGTTGCCACGATGGAAATGGAGGCAATCTACGACGAGCGAAACGGGTGGGAGCGGTATACTCCCGGCGTTGAAAACGAGCAAGACGCCGCGCCGCCAGTGAACGCACTGGGCCGCCGCCGCCGTAAGGAGCCAGAGCATGTCCTCAGCGGGTGATCAGATCCAGCGCGCCTTGCGTCTGCTGGGCGTATTGGCAGAAGGCGAAACCACATCCGCCGCCGTTATGCAGGACTCGCTGACGGCGATGAACCAGATGATCGACTCGTGGAACACCGAGCGGCTGTCTGTGTTCAGCACGCAAGATCAAGTGTTCAATTGGCCCGCCAGCACGATCAGCCGCACGCTGGGGCCTACGGGCGACTTTGTGGGTAACCGGCCCGTCCTGCTGGACGACTCAACGTACTTCCGCGACCCCGGCACGAACGTCAGCTTCGGCATCAAGATGATCAATCAGCAGCAGTACAACGGTATTGCTGTCAAGACGGTCACGTCAACGTATCCGCAGGTGCTGTGGATCAACATGACGTACCCCGACATTGAGATGTACATCTACCCGGTGCCCACGCGGCTGCTGGAGTGGCACTTCATCTCGGTTGAGGAGTTGACGCAGCCGGCAACGCTGGCCACCGAGCTGACGTTTCCGCCAGGCTACCTGCGAGCGTTTACCTACAACTTGGCGATGGAGATCGCGCCCGAGTTTGGCGTGGAGCCGTCACCGCAGGTTCAGCGCATCGCCATGACGTCCAAGCGCAACATCAAGCGCATCAACAACCCTGACGACATCATGAGCCTGCCGTACTCGTTGGTGGCCACTCGCCAGCGGTTCAACGTCTACGCCGGGAATTACTGATCGTGAAGACCCCGATCCTCGGGTCAGCATACGTCGCCCGCAGCGTCAATGCTGCGGACAACCGGATGATCAACCTGTTTCCGGAGATCGTACCGGAGGCAGGCAAGGAGCCGGCGTTCTTGCAGCGCGCGCCGGGGCTGCGGCTGCTGGCGTCTGTCGGCAGCGGGCCTGTCCGAGGTCTGTGGGCCTTTGGTGGTTACGGCTATGTGGCCAGCGGCAACACGCTGTACCGCGTCGATTCCAGTTGGCAGGTCACCACAATCGGCACGCTGACGGGCACCGGTCCGGTCAGCATGGCCGACAACGGCACGCAGTTGTTCATCGCCTGCAACGGCCCCAGCTACATCTACTCCGGCTCGGGTCAATTCGCGCAGATCACAGACCCAGACTTCCCCGGCGCGGTGACGGTCGGCTACCTTGACGGGTACTTCGTCTTCAACGAGCCTACCAGCCAGCGCGTATGGGTCACAAGCCTGCTGGATGGCACTTCGGTAGATCCGCTGGATTTTGCGAGCGCAGAGGGCTCGCCAGACGGCTTGGTGAGCCTGATCATCGACCACCGTGAAGCCTGGCTCTTCGGCACCAACTCGGTTGAGGTCTGGTACGACAGCGGCGCCGCTGATTTTCCTCTGACGCGGATTCAGGGTGCGTTCAACGAGATCGGTTGCGCTGCGGCGTTCTCGGTGGCCAGGCTGGACAACGGGCTGTTTTGGCTCGGCGCTGACGCGCGCGGGCGCGGCATCGTCTACCGCGCAAACGGCTACACGGGCCAGCGCATCAGCACGCACGCGGTGGAGTGGCAGATTCAGCAGTACGGCAACCTGGCCGACGCGGTGGGGTACACCTACCAGCAAGACGGCCACGCCTTCTATGCGCTAAATTTCCCCACAGCCAACACCACTTGGGTTTACGACGTGTCCACCAGCGCCTGGCATGAGCGTGCCGGTTGGAACGCTACGTTGGGGCTATTCACGCGGCACCGCGGCAACTGCCAGATGGCGTTTGCCAACGAGATCGTCGTGGGCGACTACGAAAACGGCAACATCTACGCGCTGGACTTGGACGTCTACGCCGACAACACCGCGCCGCAAAGGTGGCTGCGGTCGTGGCGGGCGCTGCCCACTGGCAAGAACGATCTGAAACGCACAGCGCACCACACGCTGCAGCTTGACTGCGAAACCGGCGTGGGTCTGAACGGGCGCGACTTTTTTGACGCTGGGGATGCACTTCTCACGCAAGACGGTTTGGAACTGCTTACCGAAAGCGGAGAAACCCTGCTCGCGTACCAAGACGATGCGGCATACGTCGTAGGAGCCAACCCGCAGGTTATGCTGCGCTGGTCAGACGATGGCGGCCACACTTGGTCAAACGAGCACTGGACGTCTATAGGGCGCATCGGCGAGTACGGTCGCCGAGCGTTCTGGCGCCGACTGGGCATGACGCTGAAACTGCGTGACCGGGTGTACGAGATCAGCGGCACAGATCCGGTCAAGATCGCCATCATGGGCGCTGAGTTGAACATCAGCGGCACCAACGCATGACCAGCCCGCCGAACATCACCAACATCACGCCGCCGCGTGTTCCGCTTGTTGACAGCGAGACGGGGCTGATTTCGCGGGAGTGGTACAGGTTCTTGCTGAACCTGTTTGTGTTGACGGGCAGCGGAACCAGTTCGGCTACGCTTAAAGATTTACAGGTTGGGCCGCCCGTAACGGATTATGCCGGTCAGATCGACGGTGTTCAATACGCCGCGCAGACCGAGCCAACCACTACTGACTACGCTGCGGAGATCGCGCGGCTGCGCGCGGATTTAGAGATTGGGACGCAGCCGCCGGTTGTTCCGCCGCAAACGTCCAATTACACGACGCCAGCTAGCGCGATCACGCCGACTGGCTCGCCGTTCACCTACACCAACCAGACTGGGTATACAGTAGACGTTATCGTCAGCGGCGGCGGCGTTAGTCTGTTGGAGTTTTCCCGTGATGGTGCTACATTTTTTAGCACTGGCAGTTTCTACGGGATGTTCACGCTTTCACCAAATGATCGATTGCGGGTCACCTATGTGGCGGCTCCGACCATGACTCTCGTTCCGAGGTAACAAATGGCCACTCTTTCTCCAGCACCGAAACTACAGTTTTTTGACGCCAACGGCAACCCTTTGGTGGGCGGCAAACTGTACTCCTACGCGGCTGGCACGACCACGCCGCTGGCCACCTACACCGACGCGGGGGGCGCGACGGCTAACACCAACCCCATCATTCTTGACAGTCGCGGCGAGGCGTCTGTGTGGCTGGGCGACGCATCGTACAAGCTCAGGCTGACGTCTGCCACCGACGTAGACATCTGGACGGTGGACAACATCAACGCCATTTCGGTGCTGACCACGCTGGCCGCGTCCAACGGCTCCAGCCTTGTAGGGTACGTTCAGGCCGGCACGGGCGCGGTGGCCACCACGGTCCAAGCGCGCCTGCGCCAGTCGTTGTCGGTCAAGGACTTTGGCGCTACGGGCGACGGGTCTACCGACGACACCACGGCGATCCAGAACGCGCTGAACGCCGGCACCGGGCGCAGCGTCTATTTCCCCGCTGGCACCTACCGCATCTCCACGACGCTGCTCGTCAAGACCAAGACGACGCTGATCGGCGAGGGGATGAACAAGTCGATCATCAAGCTGACCTCCGGGTTCGGGGCAGGCACGACCGCAATCCGCAATGAGATCATTTCAGGTACGGTCAATGTCTACTACGACACCGACTTGGAGTTCTACGGGCTGACGTTTGACGGCAACAACAACTCCACTCGCACAGCCGAACTTGTCGCCGTTGCCAAGGTGCAGAACGTCACGTTCT